AATACAAATCGGATGCTTACAGTTCTAACTCAAGATGCTGGAGTTTCTGAAGCCCAAACAAATATGCTAACCCGCTCTGGTATCATCGGGCCAAACGGTAGACCCGTCCAAGAAGAACTGCTGCTTGCTAATCAACAAGCTTGGGTTCAGGCGGTTATCCGTCCGCTACTTCGTGCGCAAGGCGTTGATCCTACTGATAATATCGCTGTTCGGATAGCCCTTCAAGAAATGGGCTTTGTTACGCGTGAAATGCGGCAGGTCGCCCAAGAAATAGCTTCAGCGGAAGAACGCTATTTTTCGGCATGGCAAACTGCTCAGGCTGGCGTGATTAACGCTGTTCAAGGATCTGAGCGTGATCTCGGTCAATCGCTGCGAAATCTTTTTGCATCTTTCAGCACTATAGCAGTCGATACTCTCGTGCCGCTATTTTCAAGGTTGGCCGGTCCTGTTGATCGACTGGCCAACTGGATGGAAAGTTTTTATGGTCCAGCAAAGTCGCTTTCTGGTGAGTTTGCTAAACTTTCTGAGACAACGCAGAAAGTATCGGCGGCTGTCGCGGGTCTAGTCCTCGGCTTTTGGACAGTAAAAGCGGCTCTCTTTGGTTTGCGACTTCTTGGCTTTGCAACAGGAGCCTCGGTTCTTGGGAGAGTTGCTGGCGGCGCTGCTACTGCCGCTGGAACAGGCCCCCTAGTTGCTGCACTGAGTGTAAATACGCGTGCGACGAACGCTAACACGATAGCTCTGGGTGGTCGTACAGGGAGAGGCCCCGGAGCTGTAGTGGCCGGAGCAGGTCGCGCCGGTATTGGCAGGGTGTTTGCCGGGCTTGCCGGGTGGACAGCTATTCTAACGGCTCTCGGTTATGCCGCGACTACAACTCCTGAAGAGCGAGGGGCTGACGGGCAGGCTTTGGCAGCCGCCATTACAAATGATCGAAGTCTTGCAACGGGAGTTGTTACAACAGGGGCAGCCGCTGTTGGGGCTTTCGTAGCTTTGTCTACAGTTGCAAAAATGATTGGAAGCGGTTCAGTCGCGGCATGGCTTGCAAGTTTTGTTCCTACTGCTGCTGCTTCTGCCGCTGCTGCTACCGCTGCTACCACTGCTGCTGTTGCGGCTTCTGCTGCTCCGGCTTCTGGTATTGGAACATGGCTTCTAAAAGCCCTGCCTATTTTAAGCGGTGTTGGAACTCTTCTTACCGCCATCGTTACTCCTACTGCTCTTGGTAATAGTGAAAGACCTAGACCAAGTTCTCAACAAAGTCTTACCGATCAGATAGCTTTTAACATTCGTCAAGCAACCCGTGATATATTTGATGATAGAAGAGCCGCTAGAATAGATTTTATAAACGGAAGAACTCAAGCCGAAACTTTTGTAAATAATCGCCGAGTTGATGGTTACGCCAACTATCGCCGACTTATGGAAGAAATGACAACTACTCTTCCGTCTGGTGTTCTGTTGGGATCTTTGGCCGCTCAAATAGAACGTATTCAGTCGGTCGGCGACGAAAGCACTTCACTACTTCCGTCTATTTTTAAAATACTGACAGGTTATCAACCTCCTGTACCCCCGATTCCAACTTCAGGAAACGTTGCATCCGCGGAGCTAATGCTTACTGCTTTCCGACAGAGTGGTATCGGTGGCGGTGCTTTTGCTTTTGGAACGACGCCCCCAGGAGCAAATGATATTCCTGGATACCTTGGATCGGGAGAAGCCGTTCGTTTGTTGTCAGATACGTTCAATCAATCGGCGTTTGAGCTTATGCAGGTTGGGCCTACGATTGAGAACGCGGCTGCGCAGTTTGGGCCTATCGCCGGGCAGGGGATGCTTTCGTCTGCCGCGCAGTTCGGCGCGATTGCCGGTGCCGCCGCTGCCGCTGCTATGGGCGGCGTGACGATTACCGCTCGCGCTCCCGCCGCTCTCGAACCCGCCGTCAATCTCGGCGGCAACGGACCTTTCTAGAATAGGACAAGACTATGGCCGAGGCTTGTTACAATGAACCTTATCTTCCCGCCAGCTTCAAGTTCGTTCCTTTTTATGCGCTGGAAGCAGATTCTGAGCATGGAAGGCGTGGCGCTGAAGGCGAATTCCCTTTCGGGGAACAGACTGGCTACGCCGATCTTGGTCGTCGTATAAGAAAATATAATCTTAAAGGTAGGTTGGCCAGTAATAACCACAATCTTGAAGCTGCCGCCATAATTGCCGTTTGTGAACTACCTGGTCCGGGAATTCTTATTCATCCTACGCGAGGCGTAATTAATGCTGCCTGCACAAGACTTGTCGTTTCAGACAAGATGGAAGAAGAAGGCGGCGTCACCTACCTCGATATGCAATTTGTCGAAGCAAACGAATGGCCTAACGGCTTTTCGTTTCTCGGGCAACTTCTCGGGCTTGTTATTGGTCCTGTAATCGGGGCAAGCCGGGAAAACTTTAATTCACGTTTTGCCCCAAGCGCCATCCAACCCTTTAGAAAACAAGCGGTTATATCGGCGGCGCAAGGTCAAGTTAACAGTATTATGAACGAATATCTTCTGGCTACTGTTCCAGGGCAAGCCCGCAATCGTTATGTTTATGACCTAGAAACCGTCACGATTGACGAGGCGCTGGCCTCCGATGTTGAAGTTGTAGACCGCGCACTCGCGATTGGTATGCAGCTTCTGGCCAGCAACCTAACGGAGGCCAGCCAGTTCGCTGCTTTCCGGAGGCTGGCAAATGGGGCGGCACTTCAATCAACTTTCGCTTCTCCGGCATCCGATGCAGAAGACGCTATTTATTCAAATGTTAGAACGATCGCTGCGGCCTATATGGCACAGGCCGCTTTTCAAACACCATCCCTACGTTCAGCCGAGATTTTTGAGCAGATTGATGCAGTAGAAACGATCTTACTTGGAGAAATGGCCTATGCCAGTCGTATATGCGCGAACAAGCTATTTATCGCACTTTCCCAATTCAAGACCGAAGTTACCTCTTCCTTGTATAATAAGGCATACAACGCTCCCGGATTTACAGAATTTAACTTTTCGGGATCAGTCCATCCGCTTGCCGCCGCATATTCGATTTACGGGGACTCTAAACGGCATCGTGAAATCGAAGCCTTGAATACGGTTAGCGTATCGGGGCGCGTCGGTCCCCGAGTTGTGGCGGTTCGCTAATGGTGGTTAGAATCTTTATCGACCGCAAAGAGCTGGTCGGATATACTGAAATGAAGCTTAAGCGGTCTAAAGCCAATATGACCGGCGAGCTTACCGTCTCTATTTTTATGGGGTGGTTGCCCGAGGCTCCCTTTCTGAAAGATGCGTCTAAAGGTCGTGAAATCCTCGTCTATGTCGGGGGTAAGTTAGCCTTTACCGGAATCGTTGATCGGCGGCGCGATACTGCCGCGCAGTCGGGCGAACCTGGAACAACTGGCGATTCAGAAGGTTCATCAAATCTGTCTATCGGTCCAAATGAGTATACGGTGCGTTTGACTTGTCGCGGCAAGACGAAGTATCTGGTCGATAGCAGTCACGGGCATCCGACCGGAACGATGCTGCGCCCTACAACGCGTTCTGTTTTTGACACGCTTGTTACGCCTTGGGAAATTGAAATAGACTGGGAAGCTTCTACTGACCAATTGGATAAAGTGCGGTTTAGAGACGGCGGTATAATCTCCCAGGAGCTTTATCGGGTTGCTGAAGCAACATCGCTTTATATGTATGAAACGCGAGAGGGAAAACTTCTTGTTACCGACGGTCCCAGAACCGTTACGGGCGAAGATATTGTGTTAGGCAAGAACATTCTATCCTTTAGCACAGAGCTGGCAGAAGATTTAGAGCGTGCTTTGGTTGTAGTTAAGGGGCAAAAGATTGCCAAAGAAGTTTGGGGTGATGCAGCTGTAATTAGAACGATTGCTGCCTCAACTATACCAGATACAACAACCGTTAGCCGAACTGTTGTTCAACTCTACGGTGACGCGACAACAGAACTGCTTAATAAGCGAATTCAGTACGAGGCTAATCGTCGCAACGCTGCAAGCCGTAAGATCGAACTAACTGTATTCCACGTCCAACAATCAACAGGTGAACCCTGGGATCTGGGAACGATACACAATGTCTCTATTCCCCCGGCAGGCGTTAGCGGCAGTTTTGAAATTACCGATCTGGAGTATATCGTAAACGCTGATAGAACACTTGAAACTAAACTGACGTTATCTCCGCCGCCGTCTAGGTATCAAAGCGAAGCGAGTGGCGAATTCTTGTCAGGCATTAATGATAACACTGATAGTCAGGCGCTTTTAGAGCCTCCCGGTGAATGGCGAAACGCATATCCCGACACTCGCCCAGGCTACATATCCGACCTGGAGCAATACAAGGCAGGTGTTCAGCCTGATCTTTTTGATCGAGAGTCAATCCTGTCTGGAGTGCCTTCGACTAATCCGCCACCTCCCACATTGTCGTCTACGAGAGGTCCACAGTGACAAGTTTCATTCCATATGCCTCTAGAACGCGAGACATACAAGATTATGTAGAGCGCGGTGTTTGGGGCTCGCTGGTTTATATTCCCGGCGCTGGCGCAAGTATGGCTGTTCGCGGAACTGGTACCCTTGATGAAGAAGTGCCGCTTCTTAATCTCGGTTACGGCTTTAATCTCCCCGCTAACAGCGATGCCGAAATGGTTATGCTGTCTTTGGGTTCTGATGTTAACGACAAGGTTGTGATTGCAACGATTCCGCGCGGGCTTCAGCACCAGTGGGGCGAGGGACAGGGGGGCGTTCAGCATCCGACAGACCCCGCAAGGAGAATTGAGTTTAATGCAGACGAAACATTGCTCACTGACGGAAACTACGTCTTTGGTCCGAACAGGTCGATCAGGCTTGATCTCGTCGGCGATGATGCCACGATCAACCTCGCCGGGGGAGGCACCATTAACATTGCAACAGACGGAGAAATTACGGTCGGCGGTAATATCTCTATTACGGTCGCGGGCAACGCCACGGTGGCCGTTGGCGGATCAGCCAGTATCACGGCGGGAGGAGCCTTGACAATCACCGCTCCATCTGTTGAAATAACCAGCGGGACGCTTCGGCATAATGGCGTTAACGTGGGCAGCACCCATACCCACGGCGGCGTTAACGTGGGCGGTAGCAATACAGGAGGCCCTAGCTAATGGCTATTTGCTCTGTTCCAGTCGCAACCCGCAGGAAGCTGTTCTGGGCAACACAGCCGGATGCTTGCGGTTCTAACGAAATCTGCGGAGCCGATTGCGGTTCCCCCGGACTGTCTTTTATTAACTCGCCAGATGGAAAAACGATCAGCACAGCAGATTGGCTTCGCGGTCTTGTGATAAATATGCTAATGACCGATGGGAAACTAAACGATTCGGAGTGCGGCTATCGTCCGGGAAGCCAAGGAGGACATTGGTCGGAAAGCTACATCGAGACCGGACCGGCCACCGTTGGAACGCTAATGCGCAGCGTTCCGGCAACAGGTAGAATTAACGATGGCGTCAACATGATTGCCGCGATGGCACAATCTACTCTCCAGAGGTTAATTGCTCGTGGTGTCGCATTAAAGGTAGAAGTCACATCGAGGTATCTAGGCAACGGCAGAATGCAGCTCAACGTTGAAATTTTTGGTCGTGGAAACGAGAGTGTCAATGTTGGAATAAATGCTGCGCGTATAATCAATGGATGGGTGTGGAACTAGCTATGGCCTGCAAACTTGAACGCCCAGAACCGCAAGCATTATTCAACAGATACCTTAATTTATTTTCGAGCACAGTCCTCGGTGGAGCAAATGTCATACCCGAAAGCAATGAATGGTATGCAGCTTCCGTAAACTATGCAATTGCCGAGCAGATGTATGCTATTGCAGAGCAAGCTTGGAAAGAGCGCGACCCTAGAGAAGCTTGCTGCGAAAATCTGCAAAATCTGGCAGCGGCTAACGGTGTTTACCCGAGGCCGGCGATCTTCGCCCAAGGTTATGTCAAATTGACTGGAACCCCCAATACTCTGCTACCGTCACCACTAGAGTTTACTATAGGGCTTCAAAACTTCATTACTGCAAGCGTTATCACGCAGCCCTTAGAAATAGGCCCTAGCGGTACGGTTGTCATCCGTGTTAGAGCCCTTGTTGCAGGCACAGCGGCAAATGAACCGGGGGCCACCGGCTCCATGACCACTATCGTTCCGGGAGTTAACGCAACTATCCAAGTTTGCGGAGGTTCTTTCTGCAACGGTGCAGCGGCCGAGGAATGCGAGGCTTTTCGTGCGCGGTATCTTCGCCGCCTGCAATACAATCCAAGAGCAACTAATGCTTGGATCATCGACAAGATTCTTGAGTGGCCTTGCGCGACTCGCGCTCTGCAAAGAGCGGGGAGCTGCTGCCGGTGTGTTGACAACGTTCCTGGAGGCTGTGAAGATTGCGGCTGTAAAGATTGCGGTGGGAGGATGGAATTCTATGTCATGTTTGACAATTCCTTTCCTTGCGGAATTTCACCTCCTGAAGTTGTCTCTGAGATTGAAGAATGGCTTTTTGGTTCGCCGCAGGGTTACGGGCTAGGGCAAGTTGAGATTGGCATTTGTGGAAGACTTGTGGTAGTTAATCCGCTTTCGGTCGATATTTATATCGACATAGTAGACTGTATTTCAACCACGCAGCGCACGTCTATCCAGAATCAGATTAGGGAGTTCTTTTCAACGATCAGCCCGTCAATTGTTCTTAGTGCTCGGTCAATCGACACGATAATTGCCGGTATCGCTGGGGCTGCTACAAACTTCTCTTCTCGTTTTGAATTGGTTGATCCGCTCGACGCAGCCAATATTACCGCGTCTAACTGCGATCTAGAACCTGCCTGCGACTACCTACCCTGCATAAGGAATATCTTTATCAATCAAACGGGCTCTGGCGAAGGAGTTTGCGTATGACGACCGACGCAATTCTCTACCCCGGACCACTCCTTCTTGGTGTAGATGGGAACCGACCTTCTCATAATCTTTCAAGCGATGAGTGTTGCCCCGATCCGCTCTGTGTCCCTTTTTGTTCGACGGCCTGCTCTTTTATCGACATCTTGCCGACAGGGCCTATGTGGGATAGACAAAAAATAGAGGCAACTGCTCGACTTCAGGAAGGCGGGGATTACGACCCTTGCGCAATCCCTGTCTGTATAGCAGTGGAGGATTGCCCGTCGATGGTTTCCTACGCGGTTTACGGCGCTCGCGTTCTTCACGATATGATTTCTAATATTCTGTGGCCGTCTATCCGAGAAGTAAATCCTGCTACGGCTGTCACGACTCTGGACGACTGGCTCGACCGTATGGGATGGGAGGATTGCTATCGTCAGCATTGCCGCTCTCTATTTATTAGCGAGCTCTCGCCCTACGTATTTGAGGATGGTTGTGGCCCCGCCTACTGCGAACAAAACTTCCCCTTGGATTTTGAGTGCGCTCTGAAGTATAACATCTTGCAGGCGCTAACAAGAGCGAGTAGGGGCGTCATAAAAAACCTCGACGGTCTGAATTGGATCATTGCGCCCCTCGGCGCTGTGGTCCGTCCGCTAACGCCCTATCCCGATTACGTGCAGAACTACCTCGATGGTAACTGTGAAGAAGAAGATGAAGGGCCTCCGTGTTATTGCGAAGAAACGACACTAGAAATCTGCAATGTAGGAATGACACTTGCCGCGTGTCCGTCCCCGAATGAACAATGTGGCAAGACGACCCGAACGGTGGCCGCCGTACAACGATATACATGCGGCCCAGAAATTGACGTAATGCTCTTTCCCGCTGTTATTGCAGCAGAGTGCATTGTTCGTTCTATTCTCAACAAGAAGTGCCCCAATATAATCTTTCGATGCGCTGGCATCGTAACACCCTGACACATAGGAGCTCCCATGTCCGGCGTATATCCAAATAGCGGTGTCCCTGCCAACGAGGCGCTAAACAGCGTCAATGTTCCTACGGTCAACTGCCCTTCAGAATTATTCCACAGCACCACGCGCTGTCAGCCGCGCTTCGATCCGGCTGCGGCGAATGCGGTTATGTCAGAAATTCTCAATGCGGTAAACTGCGGCGGAGTAGCGTATGACTGCACTCGTCTTGATAATCTATGTCAGGCTATGACTAATAATATTGAAAATGCGCTAGAGGGCTGTCTGACTGTAACTTTTGAAGCTGAACCACTTCTAGAAAACCTTGAAGCTATCCTTGGCCTTAACACGGTCGGCCTTTGCACGAGCATCGCCCGCGTCAACAATGTCAGGGTGCAACTAAGAAGATTGTTTAATGAGTTTTTTCTGGAGTGCATCACCGGACCAGTTCCCGATGCTGGCCAAACTTGCGGAACAATCACACAACTCGTTCTTATCAACGACGGAATATGCAATCGAATTGCCAGTTATTCCGCTGCTGCTGCGCCAAGCGCACAAAGTTCTTTCAGAGATGTTGCATCCCACCTTCCTCCTGACACGCAAGGCTATGCTCTTCCAACCAACTTTCCTACGCCGCTAAATTATTACAACCTCGCTAACCTTCTGGCAGACGACAATCTCGGAACGGGCGTTCTAGACGAAGCACGAATTCTCAATTCGCGGCTTACTCGGATGTCTTTTGTAAACGATTGTTCTCGTAGTTACAATCTGACCAGCCGTTTCTTTCTTGAAACGGAAGCCACCGCTAACGCTGCTTACGCGACGAATACCCGACTCTTTACTCGCTATCGCATTGGCGCGGGGCCTTGGGTGTATGCGCGAAGCGGCGGCGGGCAGTTGAGCGGAATTGCAACTTTTAATGCAATCAACCTCGTTCAGATTATTGACACAGTTCTGCTCCTGCCAGCGGGTGCCATAACCCTAGAGATTTTCTTTGTTGGGAATCAAGTCGGTGATCCAAATCCTCGTGCGGGGATTATCGCTAATACCTTCTCTGCTGCCGGTGGTTTGCTTCCTGGACAACCCGGCTGGTTCCTTCGTCCGTCTCTTTAAGGAGAAATAAAGATGCCTGGAATTATCCCGACCCTTGCGCAAGGTGCTTTGACCGTCCGAGACTCCGGCGGCGTTTGTCTTGCGCCCGCCGGAGTCTCTAACGACTACTGCCCCCCGGCACTCTTTACATCATCCTGCGATATTCTGTATCTGCCTGATGACTGCACGGCGAGAATTACAGCGGCACAGATTAACGGATTTCAATCCGAGATGCTGTGCCTCGCCGCGACAATGAACCCTAACGGAAACTGGAATTGCGATTCTCTTTGCAATCTTAGCGCCGCTTTCATTGGTTATGTTACTGAAACCGGCCCTTCAACTCTTTGGCGGCAGGTTCAAACCCATCTTTGCTCTATGCCCGCGTTAACGGGTGACGTGTTTGCTGCTCTTCCTAACGGTTCTTTCATAACGTGTGATGGTTCGGGAAATAATCGACGACTAACTCTTGATGCGTTAGCTCTTGCTCTTTGTGAAGATGCTAGTTCTCTAGAATCGCTACAAAACTGTATTACAGAAAATAACTACTACGCAACAAGAGCCGCGGCAGTTACAGCGCTTTCTAACGGATTAATTATTCTTAGGGAAAAGAAAGTATATGTTTTTGGTGGACTTCAGTATGTTAGAGTTGCTAGCTCTGACATAATTTCTGACTTGCCGGGTTTTGAACCATCTGGCATCTACACGGCTGCTCACTGGGGATTGAGTTACGGAACTTTTGATATAACAGTTGGTCCTATAGGTAAACGCTTCTCAACACCAGAGCAAGTTCTTAATTTTGCTTATAAGTTTTCAATTGAAGAGCCATTGACAGTTACACAAACTGGAACAATAATCGGTAATATTAGTTTGCAAAGAAGTCTCCAAAACGTTATTTGGAGAGCAGAGACTTCTCGGGCTTCTCTGGCTATCGCCAATTTTACCGCAACAGCAACACCTCTTTGGAATACTGATCCTAACAACAACAACAGTGACCCAACTACGAATATTCTTCATCTGGCAAATAGGGCTTCAATTGGAGCAATGCTTCGCGGACGTTATTCCGCCGTTATTGAGTGTTTGACAGGGAATGGAATAGAACTAAACGGTAATGACTTTGGACAATTTCGTGATATTCTTTTTATCGCTACATCGACCATAGCGCAACGCGGTTTGTCTACTGGAGGTAGTATCAAAACCGGCGCGGGTGGACAAACCGATCTATTTAATTGTTCTATTCACGGCTTTATGGCATCTGGAATATCTTGTAATTATGGAGGCACGGTTAATGCGTATGACTCTACCTCATCAGTATCTACTGTATCTTGCTGCGGGGATAGCGGTGTTAATCTTCAGTATGCAGGATCAAGTGTATACGCGGCAGGTTGTATTAGCTACGCTAATTTTAATTGGGGAGGCAGATGCAAACAGTTTGGTCTGTTCTATCCCGGCGACGGTTTTATTATGTATAATCGTCTTGACGGATTATCAGCAACCGGAGGCGGAAGATTTAATGCTCTGGGCGCAACAATTACGAATAACGGAGGTTACGGCGTTAATCTTACAGGGTCCGGAGCAAACGCAGAGTTAGCGAATGCTGCTTTAACGGCTACAATCAGTAATAATGGTAACGGTGGAATATCGCTGCGTCAGCAAGCTAGTGTATCTGCTCAGGGCATAACCTGCAATAACAACGGAGGCGCGGGAGTTTATATAATAGGCGGAGGTTCCGCCGCCGTTGAAAATTCTACTTTTGACGGAAATGTGAGTCATAATCTTTGGGTGCAAGACGGAGGTACAATTACGGCTGATGGCGCGATAGCCTCTAATGCTGTTAACGGACTTGGAGTTAGAATTGATCGAAGCGGTTATGTCAACATTAGAAACGGCTCTATTTTTGGTAACTCAAACGCATTCGGAAAACAGATTCTTGTTTCTCAAAACGGAACTGTTAACTGCACCCTCGCTACGACTACAGGCGGTGCCCCTATCTCTGACGTGCAAACTACACCTCCACGAAATTCACTGACTGCACAAGGTTCTCTCATAGTTGACAGTGCTTCCAATAGCGTAATTCGTGTTCTTCGTGAGGATTATGTGCAAACGGTGGTTGCGAATGGTCCGGCTTTTACACAAAACAGCCCTAGTTCAACTGTTCCAACAATACTTATTGACAGAACTGCTCTGACAAGTGGTATTGGCAGAAACAATTCAGCAGCTGAAACTGCTTTAATTGAGGCAAGCGTTTTAACTTTTGGTGCGGGACCGGGATACGTTCGGTTTCCAACTGAAATAAGACAAGGAGGCGCACCCGGAACAGGTGTAAGAGTTTTGGGTCCACGAGTTACAGGTCATGTCGCTGCGACAGGAACAGCGTCAAGCGGAACTTTTGTAACAAGCACAGTAACTCTGGTGCAACTAGCAGAACAAGTTAAGGCACTAAAAGATGCCCTTCTAGCTCACGGTATAATCGGAACCTGATATAAGCTACGACTAGAAATCAATGCAGGAGCAAAACAATGCTTGATATGAGTATCTTCAAAGCGCGGTCGTTCTATGCGACGGCCGCCGCCATCTTGACCGGCCTGGAGCAGACTATCAACGTATCGGCGGCCACCGACATTCCGGGGCTGCTAGGCGCCGTTGCTATGATCCTTGGCTTCATCGGTATCGACGGGGAAGCGTTCATCACTGTCGCCGGTCCCATCATCACCGCCGTTCTGGGCCTCTGGGCTTACATCGAACGCCTTAATGGCACCCGTCACCTTGTTTTGTGGAATGATGACAAATGATCTATGACATCGAGACTGTGCAAGAAGCTCTTAATAGTCGCGGCTACTTTGGCGCGAACGGGAAACCGCTCGTCGTTGACGGCCTCCGCGGGCGAAACACTAATCATGCGCTGGTCAACTTTAAGCTATCGGTCGGCTTATCCAGTTCGCTGGACCTTGGGCCGCTGACTTGGGCGCTTCTAATCGGGGATAGCCGACCGCTGGACGATACTCTGCCCAAAGCTTCGGAAGAAACGCCTTGGTATGTCCTCGGTTTGCAGATGATCGGAAAGCATGAGGTTCGCGACAACCGCGAGCTTTCTCTTTGGCTCAGGTCAGATAGGCGGACAATTGGCGATCCCTCGGATATTGCTTGGTGCGGGGATTATGTGGAGACCGCGCTTCGTAATACCATTTCTGATCTTATTGTTCCCAGTAACCCGTATCTGGCCGCGAATTGGGCATCTTGGGGGCAGCACGTCGCTCCGCAGCGCGGTTGCATTCTGTCTTTCTGGCGCGGGTCGCCGGATAGCTGGAAGGGCCACGTTGGCTTCTACGCCGGGGAGTCCAAAGACAACTTCTACGTCCTTGGCGGCAACCAGAGAAACATGGTGAGTATCGCGCCACTGTCAAAGAGCCGCTTGCGCAAAGACGGGTCACGGTGGCCAGATGCGCGCTATGGATTTGTGCCTAGTGGTCGCCGCGTCCAGATGACAGGCGGTACGGTAAGCACCAACGAATCCTGACGGTCTCCTTCCTCCGCTGTCAGGCAGTCGAACTGGCCAGTCCTTTGGGCTGGCCTTTTTTCGTTTATCCCACTCTTCTTTTATATCAAACCGTCCAATTATTCCGTAAGCCTCAGAAGAAGAATAACCTTTCTTTTGTAACAAAGTATAATCATTAAGTTCTGTCTGTGTTAAGCGCAGCTTTAGGTTATTTTTTGGATTTTTAAAGTAGGCTTTAACTGCCTGTTTACAAGCTTCAGTCCTTTTAACAGTGTGCATTCTTTGCATAAACAAGTTTTTGCTTTCAGGAGTTAAAAGATGTTTTAAACCTACCTGCCTACACCACTCCCGTCCTTTTTCGGTTGCCCTCCAATTTGGGACTTTTAAGTTTAGAAGTCGGCATTTAAGATATATGCCCTGCGGTCTTATATTGTATTTCTTTGCAATCTCAATTCTTGAAAGCCCAACCTCAAGCTCAGCTATAAGCTGCTCTTTTGTTAGTTTTGACTTGCCCATTAGTTTTTCTCCTGGCAGCTTACTAACTCCGCATTGGAACAATCCGCAGGGATAAAAGAAAAAACCACTACAAGAACCACGCACAAGCTGACGATGGATAGCACCCAACCACCATAAAAGACAGCCAAAGCGCGGACAATTTCCTCTTCTTCAGTCATCCGTAAACCCTCCTATAGGATTCTAACTCTTTGTTGGTTGCGGCGTGATCTATTGTTTCTTTATCCAGCTTGTTCTCAAGTTCGTTAATACGCCGTCGAAAGCCATCATTGTTTTCTGCTTCGTACAGCAGGGCCTGCATCGCATAATAATTGTTGACAAGCCGGTTGCTCATTTCAAGTAAGACAGGATTTATCGTCCCGCGATATTTGTGGACTAACTCCAAATCCGACAGAGTGCTCAACAGGATTGACAAGTCTTGCGGATTCTTTTGGTCAAAAGGCATCTTAGTTCCTCTCCTCGGGTTACATATCCACGTCGCTGCGGAAACTTTGAAAGGTTGGGAAGCGGAGTTTGTCCTTTACGCCTTTAGGGAAGTATTGGAACTTAACGATCCTTTGCAAGATCGTATTTGGATAGTTCCAGTAGTCTTCGCGCTCCTGTGCGGTTAATTTTCCCGCGCTGATCGTTACGACTTCGCCCTTGTGCAGCGTCTTTTCTCCGAACGTAATATCGGATAGTAGCCTAACGGATAGCGTTCCGATCATGCCGTTAGGTGACATATTTTCTTGGTGACTGCTGCGTTCGGTATGACCAAGCTCGTTGATCTTGGCCTCATTATTGTTTGTCTGACCTTCTTGGATGGAGACGATAACGCCTTCCGAATCGGCAAAGCGTTTGATTCGCAGTAGACCGCCTTCGCGGACTGTGCTTCTCCCATGTTTGTAAACACCGCCGGGTGCGCGAAGAATAGTCCCTTCATAGCCGAGCGCGAGTAGGGTATCGTCGTTATATTCAACAGCCTCTTTACTGTCACATCGGGATTGTGGAACGACATGCAGACAAGCGGCAAGATCGGGCGGCAAGCCCGCGACCTTAGCGGCCATCGCTTGCCAGCGGGCCGCGTAGGGCAGGCCAGCGGTGGCCGGGGTCACAAGGTCAAAGACATGCCACATCACGCGGGGCGCTCCTGCGATGGTCCCTAGCGCGCTTGTGGTCAAGCGGCAAAGGTCCGGGTGCGTTTCTTTCTCCGCCGCCATCTCACCGTCAAAGCCAAAATACTCCGGTATGCTAAACTTTTCGGTGATGTAGACATTGTTGAACTCTTTCAGGCTGCGGCCTGTTAATCGCCCTGACAGGTTAAGCGCGCGAACGCCGTCGATCTTAGGTTGAACCAAGACAGGGTAAGACTGCTTGTTCTCATCCCAATCACTAGCCAGCATCGGTTTCATTTGGTTTCCTTCTCTGTTCGGCAAGGCTGTCTCTAAGAATCCTAAACTTGTGAATCGGCAATTTAAGCGCACGAGCGGCATCTGTAATACTTCTGTATTGAACACCGTCCCACACTATCGGGCTCTTACCCATTCCAACTCCGATTGTATCCAGTCTATTATTTTTAACTGCCTGCGAAATAGCTGATGTCGAAACATTAAGTGCAAGCGCCGCTGCACTGTATGAGACATACTGAACACCATAAATAATAATTGGTTTGAAGAGAGTACCTAGACCAATTGTATCCACCTTACCCCGCTTAACTGAGTGCGCAACAGCTTCTCTTGAAACATTAAGAGCGCGAGCTGCCGCGCTTTGTGACGCATACTGGACACCTCGAATAATTAGCGGTCTTACATATATTCCAAGACCAACTGTAGTTAAGCTACCCCGCTTAACTGCCCGAGAAATAGCTTCTCTTGAAACATTAAGTGCAAGCGCCGCTGCCTTATGTGACTTATACTCGACACCACGAATAATGATAGGTTTCGAAAAAAGACCTAGACCAACTGTATCCAGTCTATTATTTTTAACTGCCTGCGAAATAGCTTCTTTTGAAACATTAAGTGCAAGCGCCGCTGCGCTTTGCGACTTATACTCGACACCACGAATAATGATCGGTTTCAAGAGAGTAACCATTTAATAACTCCCACGAACATAATAAAGCCTAGCCAAAACAAAGTGGCCAATAATGGAATCCATAGTGACCAGTCGCGTTTAGGTAGGTTGCCTCCGTTTCTAAGATCATAGAATAGAGCGGGTGGTAGCTCGGCTGCCTTACGCTCAGCTTCTTTTTTCTTTGCGTAGTTAGTGATAAATGCTGCAAAGTCAGGATGAAGTTTAGTCATGACTTTGTTCCGTTTATGTAAGCAACAAGCTCTAGCAAAGCGCGATGCGCCCGCGCTGGTGGCAGAGTCGAAAGTGCTTGCCCGTTAAAGATTAGTGTCATCAGTTTCGCTCCCATCAAAGCCCTCGTTTGATTCACGTTCTTTGTCCTCGCGCTGCCCGTAGGTTAACCTAGCACAGCGGCGCGCGCCGGTCAAGGCTTAATCTATTGAACCCCAATTAAGCCCGAAGCTGCCGTCGATCCGAACCGGAACTAAAAGTCCTGGCATCGCCGTTTCCATAAGATGCTTAAACTCTGTCCAGCATGGGGCAGACAAATCAACTCCATTTTCATAATCAAAATCAAGTTCATCGTGAACAGTTAAGCAGGGTATACCGCAAGCGTCATCAGCAAAGAAGCCAGCTTCGTATGCTTCTACCATAGCCTTTTTCATAACATCTGCGGCACCGCCCTGTAACTTACGATTCAGTGCTTTGTGCGTATGACTACGCTCGATATTATACGCACCCCACTTAGACGAAGCGGCTTCAAAAGAAAGCGACAACCGACCAGCTTCATACTGCTTTGATGTCCAACCATTAAAATCAGATTTGCGGCCTAGTATCGTTTCAACGTAGCCTGTCCGATGCACTTCGTTTGCGGCAGCATCCATCGTAGCTTTAGCAAACGGAACAGCTTCGTGATAGCTGCTATACATAAGCTCCCCTGCTTTCTTATCAACTCTGCCGCCGCCGCTAAACTTGATTAGATCGGCAATAAGCTTTTTCTTTCCCATACCATAGATCAGGCCAAAGTTAATGTTTTTAACCGGTCGGCGCTCTAGTTCAATACCAGTCTTAAGTCTAATCAAATCTTGCGTGAAGATATGATAATCAAGATCGGGGTCATTATTATAGCGCCACCGTAGCTCATCACTACCGGGTCCGACCGCGTGATGAGCCAGCATCCGATATTCGATCTGGCTATAGTCAAACTTAATCCAGAGAACACCTTTCTTACCAAACATCCTACGAACTTTTTTACCGATTTCTGTTCGCACCGGGATATTTTGAAGATTTGGATCTGAACTAGAAAAGCGGCCCGACCTTGCGCCTGACCCTGATCCACGGAGCGGGTGGAACGAGCAGTGAACGCGCCCGTTTACGTTCTTGTCAAGAATGTAGGCTTTTACAAAAACGTTGCGAACTTTTGCGATCCGACGATACTCGAGGATAGTTTCCGCGATTGGATGCTCAATAGCCTCCAGCGTATCAACAGAAAAGCTGACGCGCTCCTTACCTGTTTTTCTATCAACAATCGTTGGTATTTCTATTCCGTTACGCTTAAACGCGCTGGCAATAGATTCACCTGCGTTAGCGTTAACAGGCTGCCCCGCTATAGCCTTTAATTGTTTCTCAACCGCCGTTAGGTCATCGCCGAGGCTGTCATACGTTTGTTGTGCCTGATCCAGATCAACGGGCGCACCGCGAAACCGCATCTTGACGAGCAGAGGTATCAAGCGACATTCTAAGTCAAACAGGTTTAAGATACCGCGCTTTTCCATCAGCGGCCATTGTGCTTTTAGAATATGGATCGGGAGCGCCGCATCGGCTTCACCGTAGGGACCAGCCAAAGACGGCGGCGATAGATATAAGTTCGCTCGCTGTCGGTCATTAGCCGCGCCGCCTAGCCAGGAAGCGAGCCAGTCATACAGAATGTTTGTTTGTTTACCGATCCCAAGATATTTCTGGGATAGACTCTCCAAACTAACATCGGGGGCCTCCGAATCTAGCAGCGCCTCGGCAAACTGCACATCATAAAGCCGACCGCCAACTTCAATATTGTTCTCTTTGCACCAGCCGGTATCATAAATTAAGTTCGCACCTACTTTTGGGATAGACTTTTCAAGCCAATACTTCATAAAACTAAGAACGTTATCCTTGTCCATATTAAGTTCTGGTTGTGTTTCGTGCGCTATCGGAAAATACCAACTAGCACCGTCTTCGACCGCACAAGAAAATCCTATAAGGTGCCCGCTATCCCGAGACCAGCCCGGCCCCGCCGTAGTCAATTCAGGATCGTAAGTTTCAACGTCAAAGCCAATCAACTTCGCCGCGCTGAGATTAGGCCAATCAGACGGAGGCCGCCAATTTGTTACAGGTATAGAAGGGTGCGGACCGCGCTCGCGAGCAGTCCTAGTTCCTTTACCTTTTTGCTTAGGTAAATCTTCCCAAAATAGTCCGAATGCGTCAGCACGCCTGCTCATGGGCGAAGCCCAATGATTAAGCCGCGCATCGTATCATTAAGAAAACAACAGGGTGCTGGATAAGTAGAAAAATCAATTTGCTTTGCAGCACTCGCTACCATCAAGAGCATTTCAAACTTATAGATTCCAATAGCGTCTAAACCTTCGATTCGATAGCTTGCGCCAATACCGTCGGCCTCCGATGTATAAATCGTGTCACCTTTTAAGTAAACGTTTGTATCCTTTTCAAGGAAGCTTTTGATAGCGTCTAATCCGTCAACAAGCGTTGACGGCATCGGCCTGTAACTAGCTTCGCGATTAAGAATACCTTCCAGATCGGGCCAGTCCATGCTATAAAGCTGCGTCCGAAGCCAACGCTGATCGCTGTAGTGAAATGTAATTGAGTGGTCGCTAACTTGCGCATGGGTAGGCGGTGCGCCAATACGAATCATTTCTCGTATAGCTTCCATTGGAATGTTAGCCGATAAAGGAAGATCGACCCCAATCCAGTATTGAACAAGGCAAACATTGTTTGTAGCAAAGGCACTTTTGTTCCGCAAGAGAACGCCGTTAACCCAAGGGCGGCTTGCGTCCGATCCCACAAAGGGCACAACCGCTTGAATAGCTTTCATAAGCGCCGGGCCGTCTAGCTCGACTAGTTCACCTTGTGGATAAATCTCAGGCATTGGAACATCAGTGCATTCGATAAAGCTGCGGAAAGGCCCCGACTGGACGCGCAGCCTACCAGAATCAGTTAACCCGAGCGACATAACTGCTTCGCACTTTGATATAGCCGCCACCAGCGGCACGGCGAGCGGCATACACGGCACAGCGAAATCAATAGGGCTTTGTAGCGCGATAACTCCGTTGTAGCCTCGGATTGTGTTATCCTTGATCCAAAAATGTTTCATTTCCGGAACAAGGCTTTTGGTTGATACTGCGCCACGGACAAATCGCATCGTTGCAAGCATATCCATTAGAACAACTCCTGTCTCATATGACGATGATCTTGTCGCGCGGCGTTAGCATCGTTAATGTTTTTTTCGATTACTTGATAAGCGCGCAGGTTGTATGTCGCTCGACCTAAATAGTTTGTAGCAATATAATTAGGATCAAAACCTTCTTTAACTAGCCGCGCTTTAATAAATTGTTGCTCTTCTTCGGTTAGGGTAGTAAGATGCGCTCCTTTTTCATGCTTGTTAGGAGAAGTTGTCGAGACGTGCAAGCTACCTATACCAGGAACTGTAATAGCCCCAAACGATGCAGTTTGAATCCAAGACGTAGAGTCAACAGACCACCAAGGATACCGTTCCATAATCGGAACTGATGTAATACCAAAGCCGTGAACTTTAAGTTTAGCTTTACCCTGTGCATCCATCATATAACGGCTCCAGATACGATCGAGCCAAACCGTTAGGTCTTGTGAACTGCGCCCTACGCAGCCGCCGATTGTAATGTATTTATAGTTCTGGATATACCATTCAAGATACCGCTCGTCCTCTCCAAAGTGAAAGCACGGTAACGGCTTTACGCCACGCGCTTCCATAGCCATCTGGTTCTGCCAAGTTAGAAGCGGATCGCCGATGCCGTCCAAAACGGAGGCCAAGTATATCCCATCTTCGCAGCGGACTATATCGACATTATCTTTCAAAAATGTGCAGTATTCATCAAGATCAATAACCGCGCCTAAGGTCCAAGCGGAAAACGCCCCGGAGTCAACAAACACTTTTTCACCCGATGCTTTTAGCTCTGGCAGCGTTCTAGCCTTAAGAAGATAATGGTAAGACTCAAGACGGTTAGGAACGGAGTCGGCAATCTGTATTAGATAAGGGTCCGTGAGTTTACCGTACTCACGCTGGCCTTTACCGAGGCCGAACCAAAAGGTTGTCGCCATATAAATCTTGAGTGTCACAGCGCGCCCCTGTTTGCCCCGCCTATCGGCCTTGCCGTTTGCCCGATGTCAGGGGCAGGCGCGGGCAGGATAGCCCCCTGCCTGCCCGCGCCTGTCAGCGGGCGTTAGCTATTTGCGACCGCCATAAACTCGGCGCGGGCGTCCCGGTCCGAACGCATGACGCCGCGCAGCGCGTTGGTGATGGTATGGTGCCCCTGTTGCTGAATACCGCGCGATTCCATACACATATGGCGGCACTTCAGCATCACGCCGACACCGAGGGGCTTTAGGTGGGTCCAGAGGTCTTCTGCGATGTCGTTGGTGAGTCTTTCTTGGACCTGGAGTCTACGAGCATGACAGTTGACCAGCCGTGAAAGCTTGGAAAGACCCACAATTCTTCCGTCGGGGATATAGGCCACCGTTGCGGTGCCAAATATCGAAGCAAGATGGTGCTCACAGTGCGAGTAAACTGGCATATCTTTGACGATAACCATTTGGTCATAGTTTTCTCCTCCATCTTCAAACACTTTGAGAATCTCTGCCGCGCTTTCACGATAGCCGGAAGTCCAAAACTCCCAAGCTTTATCAACCCGCGACGGCGTATCTTTCAAGCCTTCACGTAGACCAATATTATGCGACTGTATTTCCAAAGTAAATAGCAACTCTCTAACGAGGTCTCTTCTGCGATAAGTGTCCATTACCTGCCTCCAGCGTAGGTTGCGCTATTAGCGCCGTGCTCACTTACGGTTACGCTTCTCATACGAACACGCGGCGTATAAGCTTCTTGCTCAAGCCAACCGTCTGTGATGTCAAAGATTAACTTCGCAAATGCTTCACACCCTGTATTTTCAACAAACACAACGTTTGCAATGTTCTTGTCGTTAAGATCAACAAAGGTATCGAGGTCTGGATCATCTTCCGCAACGATCAGTGTATGATCGAAAAGCTGTTCAAACATACTCTTTAAGTCTTTCATCGAACCAAAGTCAACCACCCAATTTTTATCGTCTAGGGTGCTAGCTTCGAACTCAAGGTGGATAGCCATCGCATAGCCGTGCAGCATTCGGCAATGACTATCGGCGCGCCATTGCCGAAAACAGCACGATAGTCCGAGATCATGACCGAATGTTTTACTAGAAATATAAGTCAAAAGATGCACCCCGCGTAGTTAGAAGTTTCTGGAAGATTCATTAATCCTTCTCTATAAGCGCGAAGTATCAAAGGGTCGGGTCGCCCGGCTTCTTGAAAACCTTTAGCTCTCAAAAGCGTCGCATGATCGTGACCAGTTGGGGGATACTTTCCGTCATAGCTAGTATGTGTAAAAGCTAAAGCTTTCCAGCATCTTGGATTCTTAAAAGCCATGTCAACGCTTTGCGCTTTTGTCAGATACATCAGCGGCGTGATAATGTAAAGGTGGGGAAGTGTGTCATCTTCGCCAGTAAAAGTTCCCATGCGACTGGTTTTTTCCAGTGAATCAATAAAATCCCGCCGACAATCTGGATAACCGCCGCTATCTTCTTGACAAACGCCTGTCACCAGATTTGATATTCCAAGACAGTAGGCGTGATTCGCAGCTACAGTAAGAAACAACTGATTACGCATCGGAACGAAAGTCTTTTCAAGACCGCCTGGAAGGGACTGATGATCCGCGTATTGCTCAAGCGGCGCATCGCTAACAAGCGGGCTCGTGCCCTCTAAAATCTTACCAAGTTTTACCAGCTTATGCGATTCAACTCCTGCCATCAGACCAACAATGAACGCAGCGTCAATCTCAATCGCATGACGCTGCCCGTAGTCGAACGTGATCGCATGGACTTCATTATATCGCTGTTGTGCCCAGAATAGGCACGTTGTTGAGTCTTGCCCTCCGGATAGCACGACAAGACAAGCGTCGTTATTTCTCGTAGCCATCAGTTGTCCTCGTTATTCAAGTTCTAGGAGTTTGTGGGTTTGAATCTGAATCGTGTAGCCAAACTGCATACAGGATTTGACTACCGCGAGACGATTAGCGCGGTTCTTAACCTCGTCCTGCTCATCGGCAGGCTGAAGGTATATCGGACGCCGCCAAAACAACGGAGGCCGCGCAAGTCTGGGATTGGCGCTATGCCCTAGCGCCGTCCGGGGCAAGCCATCATCTTCCTCGATGTCATCTGCGCAGGCAACATACTTGAGAGCACAAGCTTGAATCAAGATTTCAGGATTAATCTTCCCTGTCTTCGGGCTGCACACTATGTAAGCGCATCCCGGCATAGGCTCGCCCATAAGCTCGCGCTCATAGATAAAGTCTTGCGGAGGCAGCGTCCCGTTCGTCTCGATCTGGACGGCATAGCCCTCCGATGTCAACGCCCGCAAAAGCATACCAACAGGTTGCCGGAAAGGTTCGCCGCCGGTCAAAACGACTAGGCCACCGTCCTGTATAGGAAAGCGGGATACGACCTTATAGATTTCAACCGGAGTCATTGTCATGCGAACAGAGGTGTAATCAGTATCACAGAGCGGACAAGTCAGGTTGCAATCTGACAGGCGCACGAAAACGGCGGGTCTGCCACAGAACGGTCCTTCGCCTTGGATTGTATGGAAGATAGAATGGACGACAAGCTGTCTCCCGTCACTCGCAACAACTTTCGCGATAGGCTGTGTGTTCAACATTTTTATGCCCTAGTTGTTAAAGAAAAGCCCACGACGAGGGAAGATTCGCCGTGGGCCTCATCACGCTACTTTACTCGGGAGGAGCCGAGCGCGTGATTAAGCGGTGGGGATCGAGCTGGAAGCAACAGCAACATTGCGGACGCCGTAGAACTTGCGCCACAGTGCATACTGAGTCTTCAGCGTTGCCGGATTGATCCCCGCCGAGATAGCCAGTTCGGTGCAAGCACTGAACGGCGCCGGAGCTTGCAGCGCGCTCGAAACGGCGTTAAAGATCGCCCACGCTTGCCCGCAGATGCTCGTGGCCACCGGCATTGTAACGCCGTTCTGCTTGATCCGGTCGGCGCGCTGAACTTTATTGGCGTCTTTCGACGCCTTTTCAGCTTCCCGCAGGGCCTTTGCCGCCGCGCGCTCATCTGCCTTGGCTTGCTTGCCAAGCTCGGTCACGGCCTTGGCAGCTTCACGTGCGTTCTTCTTTGCTTCGCCT